ACTTCATCAGCAGGTGTAAACTGATTCTCAAACGGCAGCGCGTTCAAACCATCGTTCATCAGTGGCAGAGTAACACCAATATGCGGGTCACGGCCTTTGCTGCCAGCCGCCCCGTTCATCGTCGCGGCATACATCCGCACCCAGGACTCGTAACCGAGGGTGGTGCCAGGGCGCATGTAAAGCACGTCTTTACCCGACGACAGCGACCGGGCGACGGCTTCCTTCAGCGTGCGGGTATGCGCGGCGTAGCGCAGGTTGCGGGGCAGATGGACCGCCTTGACGCCCTGCTTGCAGCAGACGATAGGTTCGTTGCCTTGCTTGTTCTCCACGGCGGACACCGGCCGCCACATCTCCACATCCTTGGGCAGCCAGGCTTCCATGCGCTCACGGATACGTGGCTTGGCAGCATTGCCTTCGTAAGTATACTTGGTGCCTACCCACTGGCGGAGGCTACGCGCGGACCGGCGCCACAGCATGCGAGGTTCAGACAGAAACCGCTCAATTTCAGCCAGCCAATCATCTTCAGTCTTGGCGTAGCCGTAGACGGGCGGCTTGTCCTTGCGGTAGACAGGCAAATCCTGCGCAATGATAGGAAGGTCGCAAGCGCCGGCTTCCAGGATGCGCAGATTAGACTTGCACTCGTTGAACTTGTTGTCCTGCAACGGCGCCACGGCCAAGTCCAGCCCCAGCGAGTGCAGCCGGTCCATATACATCGGATATGGCACGCCGGAGTGCTGTTCCACGGCGATAGGGCAGTTCGGCGGCTCCATGCCCATGAACACCCACTGCGCCCGGTCAGCGGTGGCTTTCATGGCCTTGTAAAGCACCTGGACATCGCCGCCATGGCTGATGCCGCCAAAGAACCCGATACGGGGCTTGCCTTCGCTCTTAATTGCCCGCTCCCGCACGAACATCAGGGGCAGCAGGTTCGGCACCACGCGAACGTCGGTAGCCCCCAGGCTCCGCAGCCATACCGCCATGGCTTCGGTAGTCGTGCTGACGGCGTGGCAGTAAGGCAACGCCTCAATGATGCGGTTATCTATTTCCAGCGGCATGAAAGGCTTGTGCCAGGATTCATCCGGCACACTGGACAAGATATCGTCTACCTCGTAGACAATAAAAACGTTTGGAAGCTGTTCGCGCACTTGGCGGAGGAAGTCAATCTGCGCGCGTTCAACGAAACGCTGGCAAACAATGATGTCCGGTGCCGTCAGCGCCAGATGTTCAACGGAAGGAAGGGCGCCTGAAACGGTGCCAGTAATAAGCCCTGCGGCCAGAAGCGCCGACATCGGACTAAGAATACGATGGTTGCCGCAACCGCCCATGTCTGCCACAAATGCAATTACATGCGGCGGCCGATCAACAGGGAAATTCATAAATTACTTACCTTTTTCAGCACTCGAATTTCTACGCACCCCGCTGGTCTTGCCATGCGCTTCGGAACGCGCGGGGTCTTTGCTTGAATTGAACGGCTGATTATTTATTTCAGCCTCACCACTCTCATTCTTCCCATACTTAACTTCGATGAAGCGAGAGGCAATTGTCGTAAAAGCACCCACTTTTGATGGATCAGTCGGGCACATAGACATAATCTTGGCGAGTTCTTCAAACCCTTCAGGAGCCTGCTTTTCGAGAGGTTCCTGATCCGCGTGCGCGCGTTCCTCGCCCCACGTAGAAGCGTTCCTTCGCCCTTCATACTCACGAGCATCCTGCTTTGGGGATTTGCCTGTGAAACGAAAACATAGATGAGGCCACCGGGACCATACGATGTATGGGTTGAGAATGTCTTCGTAGAACAACAATAAAGGTGGCAAGCCTGGGTCATCGTCACCTACCATCTCCACCGATTCATCCGGCAGAGGCGCGGAATCATGGTGTTGGCCCGACGTTTTATAGCCTAGGCGGCTGATTGGGAAGCCTAGCAGGCAACAAAAAGCGCCCGCCATCATGTTCAAATGGTCTTTGTAGCGAACATCGGTGCCTTTAAGGTCCATCAAAGGCATCATTTCTATTTCGCTATCCTTCGGCACGCCGAGAATAGGGACACCCCAGGCTTTCGTGATACCCTTCTTGGCGTTGTTCATCTCCCGCATCAGGATATCAACTTGGTTCTGCGTCCAGAAGTCACCCTTCAGCAGCATAATGCCGTTTGGGATAGCATTTCTACTAAACGAATCAACGTTTAAGTCGATAGCACTTTGAAAGCCTTGAATAAGTCGGATACTGGCTTCTAATTCGCTATACCCGTAGGAGAAAATTCCTGGATCGGGGCGAGTATTCCTGACCTTCCAAATCAACTGATCACGAGTAAACCCCATGACTGGCGTGTTAGTCTCATCCAACAGAGCCATGAACTCGTTGGGATCGCCCCTAACGCCCGTGCGAGGGTTCGCTTGGCGCATGTTACCCGCCGGCAAAGCCCTGAAGGCCCGCACCCGGCCCATGTTGTCCATATCGGTCCAGACAGCCACGCCATCGAACCGCAAAGTGTCATACGTAATCTGTGTGAAAAACTCACGCATCGGCGTATACAGGTTGGCATCACGCCCGCGCACGCCGTAATCCGACGTGTCGATGTCACACGATTCAAGGAAGGCTTCGCACTCGCGGATATCACGCAACTCGGCCTTTGTGGGGCTACGGCCGCCTTCGCGCAACTCCACCCGCCAGCCTGGCTTCCACATATGCGTGGATAGCTGGCAATAGCGCGCCACGTCCGCCACACGGGTCTGGATGACCATCTGCGGGATAACGTTTTCACGGGCTACTTTACGGAGAGAATCAGGGGCAATACCCGGCCAAGGTATAAGATCAGCCCCAACAGGGTCAGGTAGATAACTGATATTGCTAAAACTAAACGCCATCGGGGGAACGTTCGCTTTTGCGAGTTCCTGATAGGCATCACCCAACCCCTGTCTTAGCTGCCCGAGGTAGAAATCAGCACTGGCAAGGACTTGCATGCCCTTGGCCGAGGGGAACAGCACCCCGCTTGTTGTGCGCTCGCCAGTGTTAGGGTCAAACGCCTCGCCGTCCACCGGCTCCGCGCGCAAGTCCAAGGTTTGCACCATCACCCGGCTTCCCAATGCTGGCAGCCGTCCAGCGCGACGGCTTTACGTTCGTGCTGTTTGCACCAAGTATAACCGTTAATTATACCATAATGCTTACAGGGCGCCCCACACATGCCGGTAAACGGATTAAAGGGAAGGTCAAGGTCCAGCCCGCTATCATTCTTCGCCTGCTGCCGTTCAATCAGTTCCTCGGATGGCATCACCACCCGTTTGGAAGACCGGCTGATGGCATAGGCCACGGCATGCACGAGGGTATCGAACTGGTCCGACCGGCCATCCTTCTCGCCCCGGAAGGCGCAGACATTCTTGATAAACTCAGGCGCCCACACAGCCCCTTCAGGGATCAGGATGCGGCCCATCTTAGCCCAGCCTTGCACCGAGGCAGCGCCACCGCCGATGCCATTGGTCGCCCGGTCCACCTTGCCTTCATGGACCTTCAGCGCCACGAGGGGTATTTCTGACCCCTGAAAGGCTTGGATAAGGCTGATACCGCTGGACTTGTCTTCCACCAGCACCTTCTTAGGGAACCACTTGCGGAACTGGGTGCGGAAGGCGTCGGCAAGCTGCTTGAAATCCAGGTTCTTCAGCAGCGAATCTATCAGCAGCACGTCGTAGTGGTGTTCGCATTTGCCAACCAGTTCTTCGTTCTCGCCCCGGTGCCAGCGATTACAAGGCACCAAGAGAGCCGTCAGATTAGACGACATGGATTCCGAAGTATTCTTACCCGCCGCCGTATCCCAAGCCTGGATCAACTCAGTGTTGTCAGCGCGAACGAACTTCGTCACCGCAGGCGAGCTAAGCGCCTTCGATAGATCATCCGGCGCCACGTAGCGGCCGAAGTCTTCGGGCAGGAACACCGCGTCTTCTACGGCTTCCGTGTCGCCGTTATAGACGATACGAGCGGTAGAAGGCTTATGGGTTAGCGCCTGGAAATACTCGATCCATTTGGTTTTGCTATCAGGCCAATAGAAACCGCGCTTAGACGGGTCCGCACCGTAGTAAGCGCGATACATATGGCCGCGCTTGTTCGGGTGGCGGCCAACGTATTTTGCAGTCTCAGTAAACACGCAAGTCATATCGTTAGGGACAAACACATCCATCCAAAGCCTTACCTCGCCTGGACGCTGGGCGGGCGTATGGAGGACAACCCACTCCCCCGTGGCCATCTGCTCGCCGTAAAGATCATCCTTATCCCACCGCCGCCCGATCATGATGTAGCGGCAGCCGCGTGGATCGCCTCGCCCAAGAATGTTCTGAATGAAGATGTCTTTTACTTTGTCGCGAGCTTCCTTCGTATTGCTGTTTTCGCGGTCATGCAGGTCATCCATGATGATTTCACGGGCATGAACACCAGTGATGGACTTGGACGCCAAACCAGCGGGATAATAAGAGGCGTCCTGGTCTCCAATAGGCCGCCCGGTAACAAACAACCCCTTCTCAGAAGACCAGCCACGCCCCTTGTCGGGCCGAACGTTGGGGAAAAACCGGCGGTAGATAGGGCTGTGTTCGATAATCTCCTGCAAGGCGCCCAAGAACGTGCCTATCAGCTTCTCGCCGCCCGATAGGCCGAGGATGGTAATGTCTGGCTGCACACCTATCCGGTAAGCGGGGTAAGCAACGTTAAGCAGGCTGCTTTTACCCGCTCCCGGTGGAAGGATTACCATGCCTTGAGAGATGCGGGTGTCGTCAAGCATCTGCACCATAGGAATATGATGCGCAGCTAAACCAAACCCTCTAGGCGCGAAAATACTATTGTAAAAAGTTCCTAAGTCAACTGGCGGGGTTTTAGCAGTCATAACCCCTAATAAAGCCGAACTAAAGCAACAGTCAAGCCTAGCTAGGCCCCACCTCGGCTTTATTTTCCTCCGTAAAACCCCGTCCTTCAGGGCGGGGATATAAGGCGCGACGCGCAGCGTCGGCACTTGCGTCTTAGACGCACGTAGTCTATATCTAACGACATGTTCGCCGCCACTCGCATCCGGCTCTACCCTACTGATGAACAAGCCCATTCCTTGACTGTTCAGTTCGGGTGTGCGCGTTGGGTATGGAACAACGCGCTTGCTGTGTCCGATGAACTCTATCGCACGACCGGTAAGGGCTTGAACTATCATGCGATGGCCATCCGCCTGCCGAAGCTCAAACAGGAATTTGAGTGGTTGAGCGACGCGGACTCTCAGGCGTTGCAGCAATCCTTGCAAAACTTGTCGCGCGCATATGAGAACTTCTTCCAGAAACGCGGCAAATATCCTCGCTTCAAGTCGAAGCATGGTCGCCAGTCGATCCAATACCCGCAGCGGGTGAAAATCGAAGGATCGCGCATCTATCTGCCGAAAGTCGGTTGGGTCGAGTGCATCGTGCATCGCGAAATCGTTGGAAAGTTCAAAACCGTCACGGTCAGCCGCAATGCCTGCGGGCAGTTCCATGCGGCCATCCTGACCGATGATGGCGAGGCGCTGCCGGAAATCTCGATGGACGGGAAGGCAATCGGTGTCGATGTCGGTCTGGCTCATCTCGCTATCACCAGCGACGGATCGAAGTTCGAGAACCCCCGCTATCTGCGGAAGGCGGAGAAGAACCTGAAGCGAAAACAGCGCAAGCTCTCGCGCAAGAAAAAGGGATCGAAAGGCCGGGAGAAAGCCCGGCAACTGGTAGCCCGCGCGTATGAGCGTGTGGCGTGCGCCAGAAGGGATAACCTCCACAAGCTGTCGCGGCGCATCGTCGATGAGAACCAAATCGTCGCCGTCGAGGACTTGCATGTGAAGGGTATCATGTCGAACCACTGCCTCGCGAAAGCCACGGGCGACGCAGGATGGAGCATGTTCGTCGGGTTTTTAGAATACAAAGCGGCGCGCGCCGGCAAGGCGTTCATCAAATGCGACCGCTGGTATCCAAGTTCCAAGACATGCTCCGTGTGTGGGTCGATCTGCGACAAGATGCCGCTCGATGTTCGGTCGTGGGATTGCGCCCATTGTGGTGCGCACCACGACCGGGACATCAACGCGGCGAAGAATATCCGCGCCGAAGGGTTGCGGATATTGGCGGGCGGAGCGCGCGCTGCTGCCAGTCGAGGGAATGTAAATCCTAGCAAGAGGCGAAATCCTCGGGTCAAGGTTGTTCCCGTTGAAGCTGGAAGCCTCCGCCTTTAGGCGGAGGTAGTTCACTTTCCGCCTTGTCTAGCATACTAACCAATTTGATGCCGGTAACATCAACCCCTGACCGCGCCCAGTCCGCCAAAGCTCTTTCAATCATCCACTGCGGCCACGACACATGGATTTCTACAAACTCATAGCCGTCAGGCGCCGCTTTCAATAGGCTTGTTACCATTTTCTATAAACTCTTTGAGTTGGTCAGCCGTAAAGCCTGACACATCTGTAGGTGGCACATATCCCGGCGGCAAATCTACGAGGGATAATAGGTAATCCACCAGGTCTAACGTTTCTTCTACTCTTACTTGTTCGCCGTATGTTACTTTATACGCCGCAGGCAATTTAACCATCAGCGAAAGGCCCGCTTAATCGCGCCGCCTACTTTCTCATCGCGTTCCTGCTTAACCTTGGCTGCCTCGGCCGCTTTCTTGGCTTCGGCTTCCTTAGCCAGCTTAACCTTGGCTTCCTTGGCTGCGTCGAAGGGGTGCTGCGGCGTCGGGATGATGGTCTGTGCGGATGCGGGCGCGTTGACCGAAGCAGCCCAGTAAGGCATGTATAGGTCCGGGTTCGTGGCAGCTACGCGCCGCGCCATTTCTTCGATGTCACTGGATGGACGCGTCCTGCTTTGCGCCGCTCGGTAAAGTTTAAGCAGTTGCTCCGCGATATCGACCGGCACCGCCCTTAGCAAGCTAATGAAGTGCATTTCTTCACGAATAGCATCTTGCTTTCCAGGAGCAAAAAGCGTGTGCCATCCTGGCTTTGGTTCTGTCGCCTGCGCCACATGGCACGGGTTAACGGGCACCAGATCATACGGAGACTGGCCTATAGGGCCAACCCGCTCCGCTAAACCCATCCTCTGAGCAATTTCATTCATTTCGTCATAGGTCATCGTTACGCCCTTTCAAGACCACTGGCGCACCGTCTCGGCACCCGTGGGTTGGAACACTGGAACCCCTGCCGCTCGCGCCTGGGAGACCATATCCGCCGTCCCCGCGCCGCCCGGAAAGGCTATCACACAATCTATATCATTCTCTCGAAGCATCCGCCCATTACGGATGCTGACCGCCTGAGAACCGTGGGTGCCATCTACCGTACAAGGCTTAACACCCACGCCGGCATTCTCAGCCCAACGGGCCGCCAAGGTATCCGCGCCAGAAGCAGCCCCATGCACGATCAAGGCAATGTGCCGCTGCCGGTAGATAAAATCCAACGTGTTCCACACCAGCCGAACATCATTGAAATCCCGGCCGCCGCAGCACAGCAGAACCAGCGGCGGATAGTTTTCCCGGTAAGGGTAATTCAATTCGGAAAAGCGGTCTGGCATACTAGTGGCTTTTGTTACCCAGCACCGCGTCAATGACCAAAAGGAACACAACCCCTAGCCAGATGACAATGAACGCCGTCATCAGTGTCGCGCCAGCCGTTGCAGCCCCAAAGCCGCCAACTCGTCATCCGACGCCGACAGAAGGGCAATCTCCACCTGATTAACCGCCACCACCGATGCCCAAGCCAAGATCGCGAATACCGCAGCCTGGTAATTCCATTGCGCACCCCAGCCGCCTAGCACATTCGGCGTTTGCTCGGTCTGGGTCAATGCCAGTTGCAGAATGTCAACGCCGGTCTGGAAATGCGCCCGCAACTCGGATTCAACATTTACGCTATCAATCACTTTTTCCGTTTCCTTGTTTCCAACACTACAAAAGGCTTACCTTGCGGTAGGTCTTTCGGTGAATCTACCACCCTTATTTCGCCTGTCTCGGTAAGGTGGATAACGATTGGGTAGTAGCTATCCGCCGCTACGGCAGCGTTAGAAATCATGTGAGAAAATCTCTGCCCGCTGCTAAATCAGGCGGTAAGAATACGATGGAGTGATGATAAGCACACCAACTGCATCCTGGCAATGACGTTTTGCTGCAAAACTGCAAGTGCGCCTCATCTGTTACCCATTGGCAGGTTCGCGCGGGCCTTACCTCGGCGTTCAGGAACCCCTTGTAAACGATCTCAGGTGGCTTCGGGATGACAGGTTTCGGCCGAGGGGCTTCCACGACAGGGACAGCCGGCGTAGGCGCGACAGGAGACGCCTTTTTATGGAACGTGAGGAGGTAGTCAAGCATCTTGGCTGACCACTTAACCCCTTTCTCCCTCGGAAAGGCTTCATTCAGCGCCTCAAGAACGTCGGAATCCGTTTTACCCTCTAAAAACGCGATTACTTTGTCCACATACTCCGGTGTAATAACGCTGTGTTGATGTCGTATCAACGATTGGGCGGTGTTTGCGGTCCAAGGGCGGGCATCCGGGCGCGGATACTTCCTGTTTAGCTCTTTCGCGACCGCCGGGTAAGACAAAGGCACTTCGCGGAGAGTGTTTGCGAAGTGTAATAATTCCGCTCTGTTATGCCTTATCCAGGCTTGGATGTCCGGTAGCTCGTCCTTTAGCACTTAGTTTGCCCCTTGACTTGGCCGTAGGGGTGTGATTGTCATGTTACGCAGATTTTGGCAAGTGGATTATTTAGGTCATGCCCTTACAAAGACGCGGTTTTCTATTTGGCCTTGTTACATTGGCTATGGCGCGTGGTTATCCTGCCTATGCTCACCCGCCAGGTGTTCCGCACGACGGAAGTGCATTAAGCGAATGGTTTGCACAGCAGCACAACGTCAACGGAGGCTGGTGCTGCAAAGATAGCGACGCCTATTACTTGAGCGATGAGGATTGGACGACGACGAAAGACGGCTACAAGGTCAAGATTGGCAACGAATGGTTTGATGTTCCTCGCGGCGCTTTGCGCGACCCGAAGGGCGGAGTCAATCCAACGCCCAACGCCATTCTTTGGTATATGCAGGAAGACGACGAGGGGCCTAAGATTTACTGTTTCTCACCGGGGTTCGCTTACTGATGCCTTTGACGCGCTGCACAGAGTCAAAGCGGAAGGGTAAGTATTCTCGCTTATACGTCTGGCAACCCTGGGAGCTACAGCTACTTAGCGTGCTGAAACAAGATGGCATTTCCAACCCCGAGTTGGCTAAACGTTTTGGGGTTCCTTTTAACCACCTCATGTGGACGCTGAAGATAGAGAAGCTCCGCCGCCATCATAATTGGAAGCAAGAGGCGGCGCGCATTGATGAGTTGATCGCGAAGGGCTATTCCGTTCTGGAAATTGCCGATCTTATGGACATCAAATGCGGTAGCGTTTACGCTGCTTTGCGTAAGCACAACATAAAGCGGCCTCGGAACCGGACAACGGCCCCTGTTTCAGGAGAACAGATTGCCGGGGGGATGTGTGCAGGACTTGCAGAAAGTAGCAAGTAATAGTTGCAGAATTATATAAAATTTTTTGTTGCTGTTTTTAGCAAGCAAACTGCTAAATTTACTTAGAATTTTTTTCTGCTGCATTTGCAGAAACTAGCAAGCGTTTTAGTAAAATTTACTTAGAATTTTTTCTCGGAGGTAGCCCGTATCGACAAGAGCAAAGGGGTGCCTCCCTCACCCCCCGCCCGGTTAGATAACAGTCGGTTAACGCCGCCTGCCTACTCTCGCCGCTCGCTTACCCCGCTTTGCGGCAGTCGGTATCGCTGATCATGTCAGCCTCCCATCAACACCTCATACTTGACGCGGAAATTACTAGCAATATCGTCCCATTGCTCGCACATGGCCTCGTAGGTAATCTGGCCGGTTTCCCATTGGCGCAGCACCTCATTGCGCCGCTCGTCATACCAAGCATTCACCTCGGCCAGGGCTGCCTTACGCGCCCGCTGCGCCTCGATCTTCTCTGCCAGCTTCATGTCAGCCTCCGTTGTTCATCTGGTCAGCGACAGCTTGCGCCTCGCGCTTTGTAAGCCATCCACGTTGCACCCGGCAGTTATAGTGAGGATGCTTGCGGAGCGGCACATCAGGACGGGCGCAGAGGCTTATCAGACGGCCGCCGTAGCCTTCATTACGGCCAAATACGAACCACCCTGGCGCTTGACCGGGGTTTTTCCGCACATGGAAGTCACTATAAGTCCGGCCTTTGTAGTCCGCCGTTTGAATAAGCACCTTGTCCATGTCAGCCTCCGTTGTCTGTGAGCAATAAGTATCGCGTCCAAACGCAATACGCTAGCGTATAATACGCATACCTGCTATGCAATTATGTCATTTGCGTCCGTGCGCGTTAAACATTAGTTTGAGCGTGTTGATGAGGAACACGCCAATGGACATCGCAGCAACCCCCATCCTTGCCTGGCATTTCGTAGGCGCAACCCTGCGAGACGGCCGGCCAGTCCCGCCGGATGGTAAGCCACTGATCCATCGAGGTGAAGTTATCCCGTGCCAGGCAGGTCTTCACGCGAGCGTCCGGCTTATTGACGCGCTAGAATACGCCCCTGGTGAAACCCTATGCCGCGTTAGCTGCACTGGAAAGGTGGCCCTCGAAGACGACAAACTGGTATGCAGTCAGCGGACCATACTGTGGCGCATTGATGCCACCCCGGTGCTGCGTGAGTTCGCCCGTAAGTGTGCCCTGGACGTGGCCCATCTGTGGAGCATGCCAGCCGTCGTTCGGGAGTATCTTGAGACCGGGAATGAAGCCTTGAGGGACGCTGCGGGGGCCGCTGCGTGGGACGCTGCGCGGGCCGCTGCGTGGGACGCTGCGTGGGACGCTGCGCGGGCCGCTGCGTGGGACGCTGCGGATGCCGCTGCGTGGGCCACTGCGATGGCCGCTGCGTGGGGCGCTGCGCGAAGCGCTGCGCGGGGCGCTGCGGGGGCCGCTGCGTGGGACGCTGCGCGGGGCGCTGCGCGGGGCGCTGCGGGGGCCGCTGCGAAGGCCGCTGCGAAGGCCGCTGCGAAGGCCGCTGCGGAAGCCGCCCAGAATACCACCCTGGAAGCAATGGTGCAAATGGTCCGGGCCAAGGCGGAAGCCACCGCCAAGGGCCGGATGGTAAGCGGAGATGGCTAATGAAACACGCGCCCGGAAAGCCGATAAGCCGCGCCCTGAAAGTCTGGCTGGCAAAGCACAAACTGACGCAGCATCAGGCGGCAGAGGCTTTGGGCGTGCCGCAGTCTACTTTGGCATTGTGGCTGTCAGGACAGGCTTGCAGGGACTACGCGCGGGTTCTGGCGCATACGGGCGGCAAAGCGGACTACCGGCGTCAGGTGTGCCCGTTTAAGGCCGAGATGCAGGCTTGGCGGGCCAGGTTCAATCTGTCTCAGACTGAGGCAGCGGCTTTGCTCGGCGTTCCGGTCGCAACGTTAAAAGGCTGGGAAATCGGCCGGCCGCCTGCGAAGGCTGATGACGTGCGGAATTCCATGGTTAAGGCTGAAATAGCACTTGCCGACCGCGTCGAGACGCAATAGGCTACTCACAGACGCACACAGGAGGCTTCAATGTCTGACTTCTACAGCATGAACGCGATCACTTTGACCGCGAACGCCCCGCCGCCAATCGGGCACAATAAGCCGCCCGCGCAGACGGAAACGCCAGCCGTGCAAACGCTGCCGGCGGAAATGGAACCGCTGATCGCGGCTTTCGTCCAGGCCAAGCGCGACATCGCTTCGGCGGAAAAAATCAAGAAAAACAATGAGCCGCTGATCAAGAAAGCAATCGGCTTGTCTCGCGCCGCGCGCTGCGGCAAATGGCTCTTGACTTTGAGCACGAAAGCCGGCGCCGCGTGGTCAATCAAGACAACGGACGGCCAAACGCTAAACGCCGAGAACGTCGGCGGGATCGTGCTGAAGACGGGCGAAGTGATTCCGATGGACAAAATCGCCAGCCTTTATGGCGGCCGAGCCGGCTGGGATGAATTGGCTGCAACCGAAGTGGAGTGAAGCCAATGACCGCAGAACCAATCCTCGCCTGGCATTTCGTGGCCGATAAACTGTTTGATGGCCGACCAATTCCCGCTGACGGAGTTCCGCTGATTCATAAGGGCAAAGTCATCCCGTGTGAGCGAGGATTGCACGCGAGCGTTCGCATCCTTGACGCGCTGTATTACGCGCCGGGCGAGACGATTTGCCGCGTCAGCTGCGCCGGCCATATTGTCCATGGGGGCGACAAGCTTGTGTGCAGCGAGCGAACAATCGTATGGCGGCTGGATGCGACAGACCTACTGCGCGAATTTGCCCGGCAATGCGCGCTGAGCGTAGCGCATCTGTGGGATATGACTGACATCGTTCGGCAGTACCTCGAAACGGGCGATGATACTATCCGGGATGCCGCACGGGACGCCGCACGGGACGCCGCATGGGCCGCCGCACGGGACGCCGCATCGGCCGCCGCACGGACCGCCGCACGGGCCGCCACATGGGCCGCCGCACGGGGCGCCGCATGGGACGCCGCACGGGATGCCGCACGGGGCGCCGCATGGGACGCCGCATGGGCCGCCGCACGGGGCGCCGCACGGGGCGCCGCATGGGCCGCCGCACGGGACGCCGCATGGGACGCCATATGGGACGCCCAGAACACGCGCCTTGAAACGATGGTCCACGCAGCACGCGCTATGGAGACAGCACCATGACCGCAGCACCAATCCTCGCCTGGCATTTCGTGGCCGATAAACTGTTTGATGGGCGCCCGATTCCCGCTGACGGAGTTCCGCTGATCCATGACGGCGAGATCGTCCCGTGCAAGCAAGGGCTGCACGCGAGCGTCCGGCTTATTGACGCGCTAGAATACGCCTCTGGTGAAACTCTATGCCGCGTCAGTTGCACCGGAAAGGTGGTCTTGGAAGATGACAAGCTGACATGCAGTCAGCGGACCATACTGTGGCGTATTGATGCCACTACGGTGCTGCGTGAGTTCGCACGCCATTGTGCCCTGGACGTGGCCCATCTGTGGGACATGCCGAGCGTAGTCCGGGAGTATCTGGAAACCGGACGCGATGACCTGATGGCCGCTGCGGAGGCCGCTGCGGAGGCCGCTGCGTGGGACGCTGCGTGGGACGCTGCGGATGCCGCTGCGTGGGCCACTGCGGGGGCCGCTGCGTGGGCCACTGCGGGGGCCGCTACGGGGGCCGCTGCGGATGCCGCTGCGAGGCGCGCTGCGAGGGACGCTGCGTTGGCCGCTGCGGAGGCCGCTGCGTGGGACGCTGCGTGGGACGCTGCGGATGCCGCTGCGTGGGCCACTGCGGGGGCCGCTACGGGGGCCGCTGCGGATGCCGCTGCGAGGCGCGCTGCGAGGGACGCTGCGGGGGGCACCCAGGACGCACGTCTGGAAGCGATGGTGCAAATGGTCCGGACGAAGTGATTCCGATGGACAAAATCGCCAGTCTTTACGGCGGCCGAGCCGGCTGGGATGAACTTGCTGCAACTGAAGTGGAGTGAAACAGATGAGCCAACTTATCACCATGATGCGCGCTGACCGTGCAATGCTCGCAAGCGCGTTCATCAGCACCGAGGAGACGCGCTACTACCTGAACGGCATCCATCTATCACCAATGCCCGGTGGCGGGATGCGCATCGCGGCCACGAACGGCCACTATCTCGGCGTGTTCAAGGAAGATGTGGGCTTCACTGACGCGGAGCGCATCGTCAAGCTTCCGGCCGATTGCCTGTCCGCGCTGAAGAAACTTCGCAGCTACGACAACGCATGGCTCGGGCTGTTTCCAGGCGAGGGCAGCAAGTTGATGGTCCGCGTGGCGCTGGGTAGCGCCGAGGACGCCTTGGAGGTCCTGGAAAGCGGGGCGCCCAACTTCACCGTCTGGCAGGGCTTCGCGGACTTGATTGACGGGACATTCCCAGACTATGGCCACCTGATGCCCTACTTCGAGGAGAAGGACAGCGCGCCAACGTGGTTCGGCCCGGCGTATCTGGCCATCTTCGCCAAGGTCTGCGCGGTCAGCGCGAATGGCAGCAAGAAACGCGATGGGGGCAACCTGATGGTGCGCGCGCAAGGCAACGGGCCGGCGTTCATCGAATGTGGGCGTGAGGACTTCGTGGGTGTCCTGATGCCGGTGCGGGGCGGCAAAGAATCATCCATCGTGGAAGGCGGCTTCCTATCGGCTCCTGATTGGGCGCGCGGCGTTGCGCCATCGGAAAAAGCGGAAGCAGCTGTGCTCCGCAAGGAGCACTTCTCACGAAGTGCAGCTTAACACGAATGACGCCAGTTAAGATTTGGTTCAAGCCCTCTAAAACGGAGGGCTTGAGTCTGACAGACGCCAATGTGCTGAATACTGCTGCTCGGCTTCTGTCTTCTACACCCGGCGAACCATCGGAAGCTGATTTAGCCGAGATGCGCAAAGCCTACAGCTTTTGATTACGCTGGACGCAAACAGTTAAACACGGAGACTGATTTATGCCGCACGCTTATTTCTGGTTCAATTCCGCAAATGCGCCGGGCTTTTCGGCTTCGGAACTGGAATTGCTAAATTCTGCAATGCGTGTTCTCGTGGACGAGCACGGCTTCCGGCCGACTTTTCGATGGCTCGCCACGGTTAAGCACAATTACCATCCTGGCATGAGCGCGGAGGCTTTGGCAAATACCGTTCTCGGCATCCGGCAGCAGCATCAGATGAAAGGCTATGGAACATGATCTTGGTCGTGAACACATCCAACGGTGGCGAGGTCATACTGAACACCGCCTTGTTCAGCCAAGTGTGGTCTTATAATGAAGGTCGGCTAACGGCTTTCTATTCGTCAAACAATGACAACGATCCAATCCTGGCAAAGCTTCCTTTCAGCCAATACGTGGATTTGCTATTCAGTGCAAATGCTGCACTTCGTGAGAAGTGCTCCTTGCGGAGCACAGCCGTCATCGATCTACGGGGGGCTTCGGAGACGAATTTGAAGGGTCAGCAGGCGCCTCGGCCTGATACGCCTTCATAGCCTCCTTGCCAACCTTCTCTTGAAGCCACTGAGGCCATTGGTCTGGCGGTAGAGTGCCGATGCAACGGGTCATTTCCGCCATCTGCTCCATCGCCAGCCTGGCTTGCTCTATGTCAGCGTCTATGATGGTTCCGGCGCGTCCATCGGTGGCTTCCAGCTTATCGGGCGTGATGACTTCCGTGCGCTGCGGCGCAAGCGGAATAGCCCGCTCAATGATGTCTTTCGCGCATTCCCGGCGGAACTTCACGTCAAGCGTATGATCCTTGGCCAAGCCAGCCAGCAGCAGGATCATATCCCTCGCCTGAATTTTGGCCTCTAGCTCTCCGAGATTCGTATGCCGGGCAAAGAGCCTTAGCTGCTTTGATGTCTCATCGCGGTATTTCTCCGCCTCTTTCAGCATATGGTTGGCGATGCGCTCTTTCTGTTCGCCGCGAATCTCCGCGTTCGCCACAGCCTTTTCGAGGAAAGCCCGGTAGCGAGCTACATCACTCGGCCCTGGATTCGGCGGCAAGACGGATTCGGAGCGCGTCATCGTCAATGTCTCTCATGGCGTAATCGAAGGGGAGGCTATAAGTGTGCTTGTCCCGCTTAATAAAGCCCCAAACCCGCATCTTATTCACAAATAGCCGAACACTATTAAGCTTTATATCAGATTCCGCGTCAAACCAAACCGCCAGTTTTGCCTCCTTCAGCGTGCTTGGCGCCGCAAACCATTCATACAGGTCCGCCATCGTCATCCGGCCACGCCGGCCAATCTCGTGACACATGATCTTCCGCGCTACTTCTTCTTTGTAAGGCACCTTCGTATACGAATGTCCGTGCCAAAAGGCTAACTTGGCTTTTTTCAGCTTCTTCAGCGTTTCGAGCAGCGCATAGTCAACCCTGGAAACGCCTAAAGCTTTAGCCATCTGGTCCAACGAAACCAGCAAACTCTGGTCCAGCAACCGGACTATCGTTGTCTCGATGTGAACGCGCGCATTCTCGCCTTGCGTCAAGTTCCGGTGTGCAGAGCAATACCGAACGGGCGTCTGAGAATGAAAAGGCCAGTTCACCGGAACTTCTATAGTGAACGGCTTAAGGCACATAGGGCACTCGGATTCCCAAATTGATCGCCGCACAGTCCTTTGGACAAGTTTAACTTTCTCATGCGGTTTAACCGCATTTTTACGCCTCTTTCGGTATTTGTTCAAACCTGGCGCAAAGACCAGAGTTTGGTCATAAGTGAGTTCGGTAAAATCCACAAAACGATATAGTTGGCCATCCAAGAATATATTTCCGGTCACATTAAGCGGCTTACGGCCAAGAACACCCACAACAAACTCCTATTCATTCCAGGGGCGTAATGTAGCTGCCCATAGGTCTTACAAACGCTTAGGGTAGTGACAGTGGGCAACTTAAAAATTCGCCAAAATTGTAAACCATTGATATCATTCACTTTCACAAAAGTTAGCGAGCCGCAAAAGATAAAAAATTCTGCCCATCGTCACAAAGTCCTACTATGTATAGTAGATATAGGGTTTGTCAAGCCGACAAGCACAATTATAGGTCGCTAGCACCATTCTACCCCGGCCCTACAGGCACGGGGATAGAAGAATGGATGCGTCGCAGCGACCGGCGCCACTGTCCTAACACTGTCCTAACACTGACTTAGGCTTATAACTATGCCCGCCTACTCTGATGCTGCGTAAAAATACGCTTAACTGGCGCTGAAAGCGGCGTAACAGTAAACAACTGCGCCAAACGCTGCACTATTATACGCAAAATGAATAAACGCCAATTAGGTAGCACGCAATCACGCTTGACATGGCACAAGTATAAGCCATAAAAAGTGCCATACAAACACAAGGAAAGTTAATATGGCTCTCCCTACAAACGAAACTCCATGTGAGGCCCTTGCTCGACTGCTAGCCAAAGTCCGTTGGACTAAAACGTCTTTAGCCGACGCTTCCGGCTATTCACTTCGGTCAATACATCGCTGGCTGGAACCCGAAGCCCCCCTTCCTGTCCCGAAGCACGTATTGGACACACTAGGCTTTTTGGCGAACATGACCGAAAAGGCGGAGGAACAGTTTGCTCACGCCAAGCACCTGAGGGCTGCAACCAGGCGCCGTAGTGAACCCAACTCGACGCATAGCGTGGCTGACATAGGGTTTGCGCGGGCGATGGCGGAAATAGAACTTCTGAAAGCCCGGCTGGCCAACTACGAGAAAGCCCCATTTTACGCCGCCCCGCCGCCACCCACTCCCCTCAAGCCAAAGGAATCCTGACGTGACTATAACGCGGGATTACATTGACTCTCTGTAAGCCCGCAAGCCTCGGCGTTCAGGCCGAGGTAAGGGCGTTACAGGCGCGTCCGCGCCGACATGGGTTATCCGGGCGTCCGCTGTTGTTCGATGTATTGGCGGATATTGTCATCTGCCATAGACCAACTGTAATATGGGCTATGGTTATCCGCAAAGCCAACACATACCGGCTCTACCCGACGCCCGAACAAGCGCAGCAAATGGCGCAGATTGCGGGTTCGTGCCGGTTCGTCTGCACGGGCTGCGGCCACGAAGCCAACGCGGACACCAACGCGGCGATCGTTATTCTACAACGGGGGCTGGACGAGTCCTTGAAGCGTGTGGACGGGCACCTCGGTAAGAGGCCGGACGAAGCACGAAGCATCCGGAGGGCGGCTTGATGCAGTCCTTCAGAACCCTCGGCCTTCAGGCCGGGGAGCATGTCAAGCTTCCCGCACTACCACCTGTTAGTCTAAAGTTCACCACATTACACAGTAAGAGCATTTTATGCCGCGCAAACCCTCGGGACCCTGTAAGGCGCCCTCGCGCCCCGCTCTCTGCGCCCACCATGTAACCCCGGACTTCTGGCAGCGCGTGGAAGCCGGCGAGACCATCGGAGGCCGCCCAGCCGCCTTCTGGGCAGCCCTGCGCACCCTCCGCACTGCTGGCGCCCTTTACAAGGTCATGACAGCCTCCCTCGGCTGCTCTCCCGCCTCCCTGGGCCGCTACTTCCACCACCTCGGCATGGGCCGCCCTCAGACGGGCTACAATAAGCCGCTCAGGGACCGTTTCCTTAAATTACGCCTAGCGAATACCCCTGTCGAAAAAATCCTCGCCACCCTCTCGATTACCAAATCCCAATACAAAGGCTATGAGGGGCGCCTCCGGCGTAAGGGTTTGCTGCCGCCAGCAACAAAGACAGCAACCCCGATGTGCAGACAAATCAAGCAGATGCACGACGCCGGGCATTCCCGCGACTACATTCAACGTTCACTCGGCGTGACACCCAAGCAAGTCTCATCGGCTTTACATTGCTTGGGCGGAGCGAAGCGGCGTCAAAAAGTGTTCCCGCCGGTAAATGTTAACCGCCCTGATTGCTTTATATAAGCCTGCTGTCGGACATAGTTACTAAAAGATGTTCTCAAAGCGGCTTGACAGTTTTAGGCCGCGTGTAACACTACGCGAACGCACGGAGGACTAAGCCCATGGCATCAAAACTGTTTCCACCCAGGTTCACGCTAACGATTGACGAGCACCCAACTTTGGGCTGGGCCGTCACCTCGGATGCGCACGAGGGCTTTATGCAGACGATCATGCCCGAGGAAGGATTGCCGGAAGGGCTGCGGCAGACGCCGGCACTTTTGCGTCAAATCCTGGTGGCGCAAGCGGATGCGGATGCGGATGCGGATGCGGATGCGGATGCGGATGCGGACAGGGAGGGCGATGATCAGCCGAGTGCTCTGATATCCTTAGCGGAGTTGGAAGCAGGCATTCCACTGTTTCGGCTGCTGCCGTTGGCGGGCGTGGCGATTAGCTGGGGCGAAGCGTGGCGGCTGGTGCGTTGTGGCGCCGTCCTGCTGAATGACGACAGGACTACCGATGCAATGCGGCTAATAACACTAGCGGATTTGCGCGACGGCACGATCAAAATAAAGGTCGGGCTAAAGCCGTCTGTGCTGGTGCGCCCGACGCCGGAGAAAACCGCTCTGCAAAGCACGGACTGGCTTCCTATAGAGACAGCACCGAAAGACAGGCCGATAGACCTGTGGGCGAACGGACGGCGATGGGCGGATTATAAGTGGCGCGACCGCGACAAGTCATGGGTTTGGGTAGACCATAAGTTTGTAACACCACTGAGCCTTTCTTACACGCCCACTCATTGGATGCCTATTCCGGGGGCGCCCGATGAAACCGCATGACTTGTCTGACAGCGCGCAGGCTCGCCTTCGGATGTTATGCGAGGCCGAATGCTTGGCGATCGACGCCGAGTTGGCTGCGCATCGCACCGCTCGTAAGGCAACCCTGGATTTGCGTCAGCAGCTAATAGCGCAGGGCGTGTCGTCCTCGGCTGCCGGGGCTTTGGCGCGGGCGACTTTGGGGACGGCCAGGGCGGCTTCTCCGAGGCTCCTGGCCAGGCTTCGGCAAGTGCGGGAGGAGCTTGAGGCATTTGCCTTGGGGCTGTCGCTGGCGGCGTCTGAGGACGAAGGCGCCGAGGAAGTGCCCGAAGTCGTCTATGCGCCTTGCGAATCCGCCTACTCTATGCAGGTCAATGCTTTGGGGTTCACTTTTAATCCCTGATAGGCGCATTTTAGGTTTGCAGTTTTTCGCAAGTGTGGTAGCCTTCTGATTACGGACGCAACGGACTGAGGGAGGGCTTTAGTGGACGCATTCACACCCGCTGAATTGAATGCCTTGGCTGCTTTGGCCTTGCGCGAAGGCGATCGGCGCTGGGCGTTGTTCCTCAATGGCCACGCGAGGGAAGGCGAACGTTGCGCCAGCTATTACGAGATGGCGGCGAAGGTATACGGGGTGTGCGGCGATACTCGGGCCAAACTTCGTTGCATGGAGTTGCTGGCCGAGATGACGTTGGAGGAAGCCCGGTCGTGATCGTCTTTTCCATCATCGCCTTTGCTTTGGCCATTTACGCCTGGTTCTGTTTCTTCCGCCTGCGCCAGACCTACAGACAGGAATGGTGGTTCTTCGGGACAATCTCTGCTCTGTCGGCTTTGGCGTTTGTGGTCATTGGGGTTTTGTAAGGTCAACAATTAAGACAACGCGAGCGAAAGCGGTTTGGCCAAGCCGCCCTATCGGGTAAGGGTGAACACCACCTTGAAACTACCCGGATTGGCCTCCGGGACCCTCAAGGGAGGCTCTAGGGCTTCTTAAACGTATACCCGAGTTGTCTTATTTATTGACTTTAGTGACTTGGTGTTGGGGAACACAAAAATGATTTTAACAGACGATGAACGCATTACCGCGTTGACCGAATGCGTGGCGTTGCTGGCGCAACACACTGCCCAAAACAACCCTATGCACGCCAGAAAGGCACAGGAGCTATGGGCGCATCTGCACCGGCTCGACGAGCACACGGCAGCGGTGTCGCGCGGGGACAATCTCAAGTGACCTGGTGGTATTGGGTTGCCGGCTGGCTGCTCCTATCGCCAGGCGTGGCGCTCTTTGTGGGGCGTTGGCTGGCTTGCATGAGCGAGGATTACCCGGAGGCCGGCCCGTGAAAGTCTGGGTCGTTATTGGAGAATGGGATTACGCCGGCTACGCGGAACCTTGTGGCGTGTTCGATTGCCCGGATAAGGCTTACGAGGCCCGTAAAGACGTGCTGGCTAGCGAGCGGCGATTCGATCGAGTGGACGTGATTAGCTACGAGTTAAACCAACTTTCCGATTGACGCTTGCAGATTTCTGCAATATAGTAAGCCTTAGCACAAGGGAGGCGGCTATGAGCGAGCAAGAGGCTACCAGCAACGAAGTTGTTCACGGCATCAAGGGTTATGACAGCAACTTGAAATGCCGGGGATTTCAATACGAAATCGGTAAGACCTACGAACACGACGGCGAAGTGCAGGCGTGCCAATCTGGTTTCCACGCGATCACTGGCCATCCTTTTGAAGTGTTAAGCTACTACGCGCCGGCAGGTAGCCGTTATACCGAGGTTCAGCAATCGGGCGTCTTGGACCGTGGAGGGTCCGACAGCAAAATGGCGTCAGCCAAGATCACAATAGGCGTTGAATTTCATCTCCATAGCTTGATTCAGCGCGCGATAAAATGGGTGTTCGATCACGCGACACTTGAAGACGGTTCGCATGCCACCGGCGACCAAGGCGCGGCCAGTGCCACCGGCGACCAAGGCGCGGCCAGTGCCACCGGCGACCAAGGCGCGGCCAGTGCCACCGGCGACCAAGGCGCGGCCAGTGCCACCGGCTACCAAGGCGCGGCCAGTGCCACCGGCTACCAAGGCGCG